GCGCGGCGGCACCGCCGACCCAGGCGGTGCCGTTCCAATAGGCCCGGCCCGGTGTCGACGCGGTGGCGGTCTGCACGTATTGGCCGGTCGTCCACGCCGTGGCCGGGGATGCTTTGACGACACGCGGGTTGCCCGCGATCAACGCCGCCGGGCTGGCCGGCGCCGTCGAGCTCGCGGGCGTCCACGAGCCGGGAATCCCCGCCGTGGCACCGGTCGCGGGCACCACCCCGGTGTCGATCCCCGGCCCGGACTGGTCGGCGCGCACCACCTCCTGATTCGGATTGTCGAAGAACTCGCCGGCCATCGGACTAGGCGGTCAGCTTGATGACGCCACCCGTGGCGACGACGGCGGCCTGGAAGTAGCCGGCATAGGCGACCTGCACCCCGACCACGGACGGCTCGGTCACTTGCAGGGTGCCGATCCGCTGTTCGAACACGCGGGCCGCCCCGGTGTTGATCAGCAGGGCGGTGCCCGCGGCCAGACCATAGGACATGACGATCGGCACACCCGACACCGAACCCATGCCGCCAGAGGCGAGGCTGCCGGCCTCGAACCCGGCCGACTGGGCGTTCTGCGGGTTGACCGGGGCGAACAGGGCGCCGAACGCGGCCATCATGTCCGGCGACACCGCGAGGAACGGACGGCCGGCACCGGGCACGTTGGTGTAGGACGTGGAGACGGCTTTCCAGATAGCCGCGGTCACCTCAGCCGCCGTGGATGACACGGTGATCACCGGGGTTTGTGCGGTGGCACCGGCTTTGATCACGGTGCCGGCGACCGTTTCGGTCACGCGGGCGTAGTAGGCGGCCAGGTCGTTGACGACGATGTCCATGATTGACGGCATCGACCAGTCGATGTCCTGGCGGGAGACGTTGACGTAGCCGCCGTAGGTGTCCATCGTCACTGGGACCCGTTCAATCAGCAGTTTCTGTGAAACGAGTTCAGCTTTTTCTGCGGTCTGTTTCGCCACCTGGGTGTGCTGGGTGACGCGGGGCAGGTTGAACCGGCCCGACGGCACCGCGGTCGGCCCGATGACCTGCACCACCGGCCGGTTCTGATCCACAAAGTTGATCAGCGGGGCAACGATCGGCTCGGGGATCACACCCAGGTTGTCGGCCGTCGTCTGGTGGGCGGCGGCCCGCGTGTACACGTCGAAACGGTCACGTGCCCTGCTGTCACCCCAGGCGGCCAGCGAATAGTCGCACAGGTAGGCGCCGGCCGAGCGATATTCGACGGCTTGCAGGTCGGGGCGGCGGGCCCGGGTGATCGCCTCTTGCAGCTCACGTGACCGGGCGAGCGATTCGGCCGACGTCTCACGGGCCAGGGCGAGCGGGCGCAGCCGGTCGTTGAACCCTTTGATCGCCTCCGTGTTGCGGTTGATCAGGTCGTATTCGCCGGAGTCCAGGTCGCGTCCTTCGGCCTGGGCGCGGGCCACGATCGTGTTCGTCAGGTTGTCGGCTGACTCGATGTTGGCGTGCAGCTCGATCACGGACTCGTCAAGCGCGGACGGCATGGCAGATACCCCTTCAAGGTCGGAACGGAACTGTTCGACAACCGTCTAGGGCGTACTGGCCACCCGGCCCGACTGGGCGTACTGGGGCGGCGGCCCGGCTGGCTATTTCAGGTGAGCATATTCGGCGAGACGGCGGGCGGCGAGGATCTCATCCAACAGCGGCGTCGGCGAGCCGGCCGGCGGCGGCGGTGTGGGGTCGGCGTGGCGGACGGTGAGCACGTTCGCGGTTTCGTAGATCGGGTTGGCCACCAGGGCGATGTGGTCCAGGAATGCCCGTCGGATGGTTCGGCTGCGTCTGCCGTTGGACCATTCGACGTCGCCCGGTTTCACCCCGAACCCGACGCTGGAGTCCAACACGCCGTCGTCGGCCAGGGCCAACGTTTCGTCGCCGAGCGCGGTGGCCGAGATACGCAGCTCGGCCACCAGCCCTTCGGCCCGGGTCGGGTGCAGCTCCAAGGCTTTGCCGATCGGACGTCTGACGTCGTGGTCCCGGTTCACTTTGATCCGCCCGGTACGGTTCTGCACTCCGGCAAACGCGCCACGGGCGAAACGTTCCAGATAGCTGCGCGACGGTTCGACCACCTCCGCGTCGACGTCGTAGGGCACGGCGACCAGGGTGATTGTGCGTTTCGGGAACGACACGGCGCCGACCGGACCCCCGGAGCGCAGCTCGAGCGGGCCGAGATCGGCCGGCCAGACGTCGGGCACGTTGACGTTGATCGTGACAGTGTCGGTCATGCGGCCACCTTGCCGATCAGGTTGGAATTGGCGAACCGTTCCAGCTCGCGCACCTCGTCGACGGTGAGCGCGCCCATGCGGGTCATGATCTCGTAGTACTGGGCACGGGCTACCGGGTCGGGGCGGATGTAGTCGTCGCGGTCGAGCTCCAGGCCGGTGCCGGCCGGGGTCAACCATTGGGAGAGCGGGGCGACGATCCGTCTGACCAGCGGGCGCAGGTCGGCCCGCCAGTGAAAGTCCAATGTCAGCGCCGCCGTGTTGTAAACCATCGAATCGCCCGACGATGGCAGGGCGAGGATGAACGGCGGACACCTCAGCATCACCGCAATGCGCGATTCGGTCATGCCGGCCAGGTCCAACAGGGCCAGGTCCTTCGGGCTGAGCGTCGGCGTGTCGAACGTGACCCCTCCCGACAGCACCGCCGGTACCCCCATCGACGCGACGCGGGCGGTGATCCACTGTTCTTGCAGATCGGCGGCTTGGGCGGCGGTCAACGCGTCGGGCACGGTGAGCACCTGGGTTGGGGTGCCACCCGACTGCATCAGGTTGCGCAGATACGCCGACAGCAGGCCGGCGGCGACAAGGCGCGTGTTGGCCGCTTCGAGCGGGCCATGGCCACGCGGGTCCTGGGTTGATGCCCGGTAGCGGATGTGCAACACGTCGCCTGTCACGTCGGTGTCGCCCAACGTGTAGCGGCGTAGGCCGGCGTCGTCCAGCTCGACGTCGAACAGCCACGGCGGCACGACGTGGAACCGGGCCGGATACCCCGACGTGTAGCGGGCGGTGGCCAGGATGAACGTTTCGCCGCACACCTGGTAATCCCACCAGGCGTCATACCAGAATGACTCCCACGACCCGTAGCGGTCGGGGTCCGGGTTGGCCAGCCATGCCGCGTCGAGACTGTTTGCGGCGTTGACCAGATACGGCGGCATCGCCGCCGTGATGCTGGCGTTTTTGTCGACTGCGGCCCATGCCACGTCGACCAGGGCGCCGTACTGGCCGCCCCAATTCGGTGTCGCCCAGTCCGTCGGCCACCCGGCCCACGGCTGGGGTCGCGGCGGCGGGAACGCTCGGGCGCCGTCGTCGGGTGGGGCGGTGACTTCGATGCCAGGCGGTGTCGCCGGGGTCACGTCGGTGGGGATCGGTGCCGCAGCCGTGACGGGTGCGGGGTCGTCGTCACGCGGGATCAGCGCACGGGTTTCGCCCACTAAGCAGACCATTCTGCCACGTATGCGTTACCGGCGGTAGTACCCGCCTGCGGCGTCTAGTCGATACGTGGCGTAGGCGTGGGTTTCTGCGCCGCGTCCAAAGCCCACAGCGCGGCGCGCAACAGGTCGGAGCGGCCGCCCGACGTCAACGTGAGGGCGCCGCCCGGTGTGGGGCGGACCCGGGCCACACCGACCTGGGTGTCCAGATCGGCGGTGTCGTCATGCACGACGGCGCCCGTGGCGACCAGGGCGCGCAGCAACGGCAGGGCGCGATGTGTTTCGGCCTGGCCGGCGCCGCGCATCGCCGAACGGCCGGGGAAGTCGCCGGGCACCTGGTCACGCATCGTCGCCCCGACAATGAGACGCGACCCGGGGCGGGCGGCGACGAACGTGGCGGCCAGGGCGAGTGCATCTGACCAGTCGTCACAGGTGCGGCCGTCCACCTCGAAACGGCCGGCGGCGTCGGCGGCGACGAACGCGACGGCGGCGCCGTGGCCGAACCAGTCCTCGATCGCCACCCACCCGGCCGCCGCCGTGTCGGCGAGCGCCCCGGCACAGGCGGCCCACGCGTCGGCGACGAGCAACGGTTCACCCGGGCCGGCCGGGCGGCGGGTGGCCGGCCACCGGTTCAACCATTGGGCGGTGAACGCGGCGAGCGGATTCGGTTCGTCGGGGTCGTCGGTTTCGCCGGCCTCCGCCGCGGCGAGACGGGTGGCGACCATCCGCCGCCGCCTGTCCGTCCAGTGCGGCGACGCCGCCCGCCACCCGGCCTCATCGCCCAGGTCACAGGCCGGCGGCGCCGACCACTCGATCCACAGGTCCCCGGCCGTCGATGCCAGGTCGGCTAGGGCGGTGTTGCGCCGGTTGACCATCAGCCCGGTCGCTTTGCGATGGGCGGTCGACACGTTCAACAGTTGTGCGCTGGCCAGCTCCACCATCGTCGGCACCAAACCTTCTTCGATGACGCTGGCCCGCACCGCCCACGCCTCGTCCACGACGGCCAGCGACGCGGACAGGCCGTAGACGCTGTTCTGCGCCCGGACCATCCACCGCGACCCGTCGGCCAGCAGCTCGATCTGTTCCTGGCCGTTCACCTCGCGCACCTTGAACCGGTCGGCCTGCGGTCTGGCCCACATGCGGGCCGGGCGTTGAATCTCGGTGCAGATGGCGATGTCCTTGCCGGTGTGCACCACTGTCTGTGCTTCGCCGAACCGGTCGCCCTGGGCGATGCGCCACAGACACAGCTCGCGCAGCCAATATGACTTGCCGACCTGGCGGGCCACGGTGACATCGGCGGCGTCCCACACCAGGGCGCCGTGGTCGTCGTGTTCAAGCAGGCGGGCCGACACGAGACGCTGCCACCAGCGCAACGGGTTGCCGGTACGTGACAGGGCGTGGGACGCGAGCTCGGCGCCGTAGCTGCCCGTGGCGCGGGGGTGGGGTGGGGTCATCAGCCTGGGCCATGTCGCGTCGGCCGGCACCTGGCGCAGTGGGCGCAGCCACGGCTTCGCCCACATCGCGTCATCGGCCGCCCAGCCCACCGCGTCGAACGCCGGCACCGCCGCCGGGACGGACGTCTGCGGCGGGGGTA